CTTCTAAAGATTGAGTATCCTGCGGCTTTATTCCTAATATGTTTTCTCGATGTGCTATTCCGGATTCTACTGCAGTTATTATTGATATGTCTGTATCAGTTTTTTCTATATTCTTTTCCAACTGTATTCCAGTTTTTTCTTCGCTATCATATATGGATTTTATTTCGTCAATATTTAAAATAACATCAGGATATTCTAACTGCATATTACTTCACCCCGAACCGGCACTTCTGCCTCTTGTAATGTTATATTTTCCGTTACATCGTCTAAAAGGACGTTCTTGACATCCTGGACCCCTTCAATAACATATATCGCATTTTCCACTCCAGCTTTTCGCACTGTGATTCCTGCTTTTTCTTCACTCCATTTTTTTCTAAGTGATAAAAAATATCCCTCTACCGCATTTTCTATCTGGGATTGTAGTCCTTCAATTGTATAGCCACTCTCGCAGGTTATTTCAGCTTTTACAGTAATCGTAATGGATAATACTCCTTTCACTTCTACATAGTGCCCGATTGGAGCTATTCCATCTCCATTTCCTTTTCCATCCACTGGGTCAATCTGTTCCTGCACCTTCTCGATCAGTTCCGCAGAAGGAACACTATAATCATCTGCTATGATAACTATATCTATAGCTCCCCCTGAATTTTTGCGATATATCTTTGCTCCGCCTACTCCATCGATCGCATTGATTTCCTGCTTATAGTAGGCTCTGTTGCCTGCAAATGGCTGTATTTCAAAAGATTCCAAGAGTCTCATTCTATATGCTTCTTCGTCTTCTTCATCTTTCCCTTCTACAAGTAACTTAGTTAATACTGCCGTTTCAAGGTCTTCAACATCATCAAGGCACATTAATTCTCCCAGCCATCCGTTCGGCTCTGAGCCGTCCTCTTCGCATTCTAAGCGATATCTGTGTTCGGTATCGTCAATTAATTCTGTGACAATGTAATTGTAATCGTCCCCGGAAAATTCTGTTCCGATTTCTACGGCTGTATTAAATTGTGCTTCAAATATGGCTGCTGTGGCATCTTCGATGTATACGCCTCGTTCCTGCCCGAAGAGAATTAAATGCTCCAGATCAGCAGTGTCGGGATACATATTGTCATTTAACCGGGATAATTCTGTATATGCTTCTTCCAGCCTAGCTGCACATTTCGCGCAGGCATGATAAATCAAGCTGCCTTCTGATGTGTCTAAGCCATCCGGCATGTCTTCCATCATAGTTGACATGATGTTTTCAAACGTCATTTCCTCAAACATCCGTTTCCATGACCTCCTCTCCGTAATCAGTGATTATCTTAAATGATATATGTAATGAGCTTTTTGTCTGCGTGATCTCCAAATTTTCAACGCCTGAAATGTAGGGATTTACAGTAAGACAGTCCGTTATCATTCTCTTGATTTCGGATCGTAAAAACTCCTGTGAATATCTATATCCAATCAACTCTTTCAGCTCACATCCATAGTCCTCTGAATATGTATAAAATTCTCCGCGGTCAATCTGCAGTGCTAAATACGCCCATACCGCTAATGCTTTGGAACCGGTCACCTTTTTTCCGGTTAGTTTTCCTGTTGAAAAATCAATTTCATATTCTTCCGGATAATATTCTTCCTCATCTTCTTCAAATTCATTTTCAAGTTCTTCTTCAAACGGAAACATCAAGCACTCACCACCTTGCATATGATTATGAATTGTGCATCGCTTATTTGATAGACCAGCAGGAGGTCTCCCTCGTTTACTTTTAGTCCATCCGCAATCAAATAATCCTCTGAATCTAAGATTTGGTTTCCAATTTTCACCTTGTTATTTTCGCATCTCCCTAGCTGTAGGGATGAAGGATTGTCTTTACTTCCCTGTTTTCTCATTATCTCTAATAGTTTCTCGTAAGAATTCAAAGTATCCTCCTTCCTTGCATCCAGTGCTGCACATAATATGTCTGGTTCAGGCTGCTTATTTTTACTCCGCCGGAACTGGAGCAATGAATAAATTTTGAACTGCCTATGTAAATCCCAACGTGAGATACACCAGGGC